AGCGTTTCCTGCAAAATTGCCAAATTTGCAAGGATTGCATACTTGTTGACTATGTTTTGTTTGCTTGGGAGGTTTTACAGATGGCCATGCCGCGAAAATCCGTCAATATTGCGACGGGCAAAATCGGAAAACAAAAACGTCTGAACAAAAAACAGCAAGAGGAACAGCTAAAGCTGGAACGCGACGAGATCGAAGCGGCTCCGCCTTCGTGGTTGGTTCCCGAGGCGGCGGCAGAATACAAGCGCGTAGTCAGACAGGCGGGCAATATCGGAATCCTTGACAATCTTGACTTGACTTGCCTTGCCGTTTACGCGGCGGCCTATGTGCAATTCACGGAGGCGCACCGAAACATGATGGCGGACGGCTTTGTTACCGTCAACAGCAAGGGCGCGGAAGTGCCGTCGCCGTGGGTTGGCGTTGCTGATAAAGCCGCGGCTCAAATTATGAAATGCTCATCGAAGCTAGGGCTATATACCACGGACAGGCTCCGTCTTATCGTCCCCGAAAAGGAAACGCAGAAAAGCCCCGTTGAAAAGTGGTTGCAGTTTTTACCATCGGCGGATAGACGGGCGGCGGCTGACGCATGATAGACAGGACTACGGAATATGCCCGCCTTGTCGTTGACGGAAAAAGGCTGACGGGCAAAACGGAAAGGCAAGCCTGTGAACGCCATTTGCGCGATATGGCTGACAAGTCCTCGCCGTGGATATTCGATGCGCGGGAGGCTGAACGGCATATAAGCGTTGCTAATATGCTCACGATAGGCGAAGGACAGGCGAAGCCTTTGAAAACAAGGGGCTTTCAGGATTTCATCATCGGCTCCCTTTTCGGCTGGCGGCGGAAGCGGTCAACCTTGCGGCGGTTCCGTGAAGCCTATATACAGATGGGGCGGCAGAATGGCAAGTCCTTCATCGCGGGCGAGATGTGCAACGATTTCGCGTCCTTTGCGGACTACCAGCGGGGGCGGATTTACTGCACGGCGACGAAACAAGAACAGGCCAACATCGTATGGGACGAATGCGCGAACTTCATCGAAGCCGACGCGGGCTTGAAGGAACTCTATAAGATTCGACGATATGACAGGACGATAACAAGCCTCGTCACGGGCACTACGGTGAAGGCCATCGGCAGGGACACAAAAAGCGCGGACGGCTTTCGCTCTATCCTTGCCATCATCGACGAGTATCACGCGCACACAACAGATCAGATGTACAAGCTCATGCTCGACGGGCAAATTAAAGTTGACAGCGCGTTGACGCTGGCGATAACAACGGCGGGCTTTAACCTTAACGGCCCGTGTTATAGTCAATATCAGTTTGCAAAGCGCGTCTTGAGTGGCGTTATTGAGAAAGATTCGTTGTTTGTGTATATCGCAGAAATGGACGACGATGACGATATATGGGCGGCGGAAAACTGGGCGAAGGCGAATCCGCTTTTGTTGTGGTCTGACGATACGACGCTGGACAAAGCCATGATAGCACGGATGGCGGAGAAAGCCGTTGACGCTAGGGAAAAGCAAGGCGCGGATTTGGTGAACTTCTTAACCAAAAGCCTCAATAGGTGGGTGTCTTATACGGGCGGAAAGCTCCTGAACCTAGACCGCTGGAAGGAGTGCGGCACCGAACGCACGATAGCGGATATGGCGGGCGGGGACGCGTATCTCGGCATCGACTTGTCAAGCGGCGGCGACTTAACGTCGATTGCGTTGCTTTTCCCGCTTGGCGGCGATGATTGCTATATTTGGTCTCATTCTTACTTGCCGGAACTGCGTCTTGCAGAACATGAGAAAAGCGACGATGCGCCGTATGGCTATTGGTCGGGCGCGGGGCTTATCACTCTCACGTCGGGCATATACGGCATCAAGACTGACTATCGCTACATCATTGAAGACTTGCGGAAACTGATAAACGAGTACAATATCCGCGTTATAGGGTGCGGCTATGACAATCATAATGCGTCGGCCTTTCTTGCGGATTTGGAAACGGTGCTTGACTGCGATTTGACGGAAGTCAAGCAGTCAGCGCGAAGCCTTAACGAACCAACGAAAGATTTTGCTTTGAGTGTCGAAGCGGGCACGGTCAGCTATGACAAACAAAACGCCTTGCTTTCGTGGTCCGCGGCAAACGCTATCCTTTCCGCGCCGAATAGTTTTGGCGAAGTGAAGATAGACAAGCAGAAAAACCAAAACAGGATAGATCCCATTGACGCAATTATAGACGCGTGGGCGTTATGGCTACAAAGCAAGCGAAGCCGCCCGCCGTCGGGTGAAGAAGCGTTCGATATTTGGCTAGGTATTACAGGCGCAACAGAATAGCGGCCCGCGAAAGCGGGCTTTTCTTATGCCCTAAAGGAAGTGAGTATCATGAGTTTATGGGACAAAATAAAAGCGCGGTTCGCAAAAAACGAAGCCGTCATTCCGTCATGGCCAGCGTTTTTCGGCGGTGGTGATGGCGGGCAGTATGGCGCGGACATCTCGGAGATTACTTATTTCACTTGCCTGAAAACGCTTTCCGAGGCTCTCGGTAAAATGCCCGTGCATCTTGTGGACGCGGAGAAAAAGAGACAGCCGCACGAAACGACGCGGATCGTCGAAACGCAAGTCAACAACGTGCAAACGCCAGTCCAGTTTTTTACACAAATGGAGTATGCGCGGAACCACTACGGGAACGCATACGCCTATATTGCAAGGGACGCACGCGGGCGCGTTTCGGGGCTGTATCCGCTTTATCCGCCCGCCGTGCAGATATGGATAAATAATACCGAAGCGATAACGGCGCGGCCATATTATTACTACTACGTCGAGCCTGATAGCGGCGGCGCGTATTATCTCAATCCCGAAGACGTTATTCATGTGAAAGCGTGGATTACGGAACCGTCGGGCCACGCGGGGAAAAGCGTCCGGCAGATACTCGCGGAAAGCCTGACAGGTAACAAAGCATCGCAAGCCTTCCTGAATGACCTTTATCAAAAAGGACTGACGGCGAACGCGGTCGTCAAATACGTCGGCGATTTAAGCAGGGAAAAACAGGCAACGTTGCTGGAGAGGCTCGAGACGCAAGCGCGAGACAACGGGCGGCGCATGATTGCCTTGCCTGTTGGTTTCGACTTGCAGACGCTTGACTTGAAGTTGTCCGATTCGCAGTTTTTTGAATTGCAGAAATATGGCGCGTTGCGGGTTGCGGCGGCTTTTGGAGTGAAGCCTAATTTCTTGAACGACTACAGCAAGTCCAGCTATGCAAACAGCGCGGCGCAAAACTTGTCTTTCTATGTGGACACGTTACTCTACAATGTCAGCGGGTACGAGCAGGAGATGAACCGAAAACTCCTGACGCAAGCGGAACAGGCCGCGGGCATCGGGTATAAGTTTAACTTGTGGGCTATCTTGCGAAGTGATCCCGACAAACAGGCGGAAATTATCCGTACACTCACAACGACGGGCATCTATAGCGTCGATGAGGCGCGTTATAGATTAGATATGCCTCCATGCACGGGCGGGAATGTTCACATGATTCCCGGAAACTATATCAAGCTGGAGGACATTGGAGCCTATATCGACGCAAAGGAAGGAGGTGCTAAAGATGCTCAAAGTGCACAATAGTACAGAGGGCGCGGAACTGTATATCACGGGTGACATTATCGACGACACGGACGGCGCGATGGTAGCGGCGTGGGATTTAGCCGACGGCTATCAATGGCCCGCGGATATCCATGCACAGCTCGAAAGCGTTAAGGGCAAGCCGCTCACGGTGTATATCAACAGCGACGGCGGAAGCGTCCCGGCGGGCGTTGCGATTGCCAACATGATAGCGCGGCACGATGCGCCGACAAAGGCGGTCATTGACGGGTGGTGTTGTTCCATCGCAACACAGATTTTCTTTGCGGCACAGGCGCGGGAAATGCCCGAAAACGCTTATCTCATGATACATAAACCGTGGACGATGGCGCAAGGCGACGCGGACGAAATGATGCGGGCGGCGGCGTATCTTGAGACGATTCAGGCGGGCTTGGAAACAACGTACCAACACGCGGCCCGCGATGGCGTAACGGCGGAACAGATTCACGAACTTGTGAACGCGGAAACGTGGCTCACGGGCAAGGACGCGGCGGAACTGTTTGATATTTCCATTACAGAAGCCGCGCCCGTTGTGAATTGTATCGGCGGGAAAATGGCGGCGAAAATCAAGCCGCCGACAGGGTTAGTCATTAACAAGACGGAGCGGACGAAAACGCCTGAACCGACTTTTGATGAAGAGGTAGAAAAATTTAATTTACAAATGCAGGCAAAGGCGAAAGCCGCGCTTGCGATGAAAGGGGCAATCTTATCATGAAGAAGTCTGACGAAATCAAGAAGACCGTTGATGAAATCTCGGCAAAGGTCGAGGCGGCACAGCAGGCGGAGAACTATGCAGAGGCGGGCAAGCTGGCCGACGAACTGACGGCGGCGGTGAACAGCTACAAGGCGGCAAAGGCTCTCGAGGACGCAGAGCTTGACGCTTTCAAGGGCACGGCGGCACCTGTCAAGGCGGCACCGAAGGCCGACTCCGCAACGATGAACCGCGTATTTAACAAGCTGGTGCTTGGCCGTCCGCTGGATGATGCAGAGCGCGAAGTTTACGCCGCGAACCGCAAGGCGTTTGACAGTCCGGGTTCGCCGGGGCAGGTTGAAGCGACGGCGGCTAAGGGCGGCTATCTCGTGCCGACGGAACAGCTTGAAATTCTGTATGAATTCCGCCGTATGTATTCGCAGTTGCGCGATTACTGCAACGTATTTCAGATTTCCAAGCCGACGGGCAAATTCCCTGCCATCGGCGCGGAGACGGGCAAGCTCACGTCCTTCGAAGAAATCAAGAGCATCACGGCGCATGATGTTGACTTTTCGCAGGTCACTTGGGAGACGGTCGATTATGGCGACATTATTCCCATCAGCAATCAGCTCATCGCGGACGCGGATTTCTCCATTATGTCTATTATCGGGCAGAGATTGGCGCGTAAGGCGGTCAACACCGAGAATGATGTGATTGTGACGGCAATCGACACGGAGCTTTCCAGCCCGACAACGATTACCACCTATAAGCAGTTGCTCAAAGCGTTGAACGTCACGCTGGATCGCGCCTTCTTTGCGAATGCGCGTATCTTCCTCAATCAGGACGCTTTCCAATGGCTCAGCACGTTGGAGGACGCGATGAACCGGCCTTTGCTTGTGCCTGACGTTGCTATTCCTGATTCGTACCGTTTCAGGGGCAAAGAGGTTGTGGTTGTGCCGAATAGCGTCATGCCGACGGTCACGGTTTCCAGCGATGACCTCGCGCCCATCTATGTCGGCTCGATGGCTGACTTCGTGGGCTTCTTCGAGAGGGCTGGCGTCGAGATCGCGACTTCAACCGACTTCATGTTTGATAAATACGCGACGGCGATGAGGGCTGTCATGCGGTTCGGCGTGTCTATCCTTGACGATGACGCGCTTGTTAAACTGCAAGTCAAGGTGAACTAATGATTTCCCTCGCGAACGCGAAAACATATTTGCGGATAGATGGCACGGCGGAGGATGATTTGATTTCCACTCTTATTGCCTCCGCCGAGGCGTATCTCAAGAGCGCGATAGATAACTACACGGCGAACTATTCCGCGTCTTCGTCGTTCGCGGCCCTTGCCGATATGCTCGAATATTCCTTTGTTGCGGAACTGTACAGAAACAGAGACAGTATCAACGACACGCGGGCATTGGAAAAACATTTCGGCTATATGTTTTTCGCACAGATGACGCAGTTGCAGAATTGGAGTTGATGTGCCGTGATGAATACGGGACAGGCCATGCGTACCACGATTGACGATTTGGCCGAGCGTATCGAGATTAAATATGCCGCCACAACACAAGACGCGGCGGGCAACATCATCAAAGGCACCGAGACTTCACGGGGGACAATGTGGGCGAAGGTGCTCCCGATTAAAGCGGTTATCGGTGACGGCTATAACGAGAACGTGAACGAGATTTCATATCGCGTTACGGTGCGTTATAGGACGGACATAGAGCCGACGGATATTGTAATATGGCGCGGGAAACGCCTCGCCCTTTTATCTCCCGCATACGACGCGGAAAGCCGCCATATTTGGACGGTATTCGATTGCAGGGAGTTGGTCGAAGATGCGTAAAAAAGGCGGCAGAAGCGGATTCGTGCGCGGCTCGATTACAAGCGGCGCACAGGTTTATGAAATCCTGAAAGCCATCGGCGCGGAAACGATTGAAGCGGCGAAAGAGGAAACAAAGCGGCAAGCTGAAATCATCGCGGCAGACGCTCGCCAGCGTTGCCCGGTTGACACGGGCGCGTTACGCGACAGCATCAAGGTGGTCGAGGTACGCGGCGGGCTTGTTTGCAGAATTTCCGCGAATGCACGCAACAGCAAGGGAAAAGCGTGGCCGGATTTCGCATACGGTCAGATCGTGGAATTTGCCCCGCCTAACAAGGGCGGGCGGCCCTTCCTGTATCCAGCTTTCGACGCTCATCGTGACGCGGCACAGCAAGCAATCTATGACGCGGTTCAAAAAGCATGGCGAGAAGCGAAAGGGGCACCGACATGACAACGAGAGAAGCCATCTTTGCGGCTCTTAACGTGACGGCTATCACTTCTTTGCTTCAAGCCGACGCAGAGGGCCGCTGTATTTACCACGTTCGGAGTCCGGACGCGGGCAGTTATCCGATTTTGATTTATAGCATCATTTCCGACGTGCCCGCATTGACGGCAGACAATACGGAAGAAGAAAGGCGCGTCACGGTGCGAATACATATTTGCACTAGAGACGCCGCCTATGAACCGATATTTTCAAAAGTCAACGCGGCGATGTTGGGAATAGGTGCTATGCGTTACAGTACAAATGAGATTTTCGTGGACGGTGAGTTTATCATGGTCTGCGATTATACACTTGGACAAGGAGTTGATAGTTTATGAGTGCACCGACTAGCGGGCAGGTCTCGGCCCAGTATATCGGCGTTTCTAATTTCACGGTCGCGCAACAGCTTACCGACGTTGCGGGCGGCTCTTCGACGTATGACACGCCGCTTTCTCTCGGCAAAGTGCTGATTCAGGTTCAGTTACAGCCGCAGACGGCAACGGCCGACCTTTACGCAGACAATCAGAGCATCGACAGCGTAAACGTCATTCAGAAAGTAAACATCTCCATCAATACGGCGGCCCTTCCGCTGGAATATACCGCCTATCTGTTGGGACATAGCGTGACAAACGGCGTCATGACGGTCGATAAAGACGATGTGCCGCCCTATGTGGCTGTAATGTTCGAGTCCAACAAGCGCAACGGGAAAAAGCGTTACGTCAAATATTACAAGGTGCAGTTTAGCGAATCCGATTCGACGGAGAACACGCAGGGCGAGAATATCGAGTACAACACGCCGACGCTGGAAGGCTCTATGATTTATCGTCTGTCAGATGGCTTGCTTGGCATCATCGCTGACGAGGAAGCACCTGATTATGTAGCATCGACGGGCGCGAGCTGGTTCGACGCGGTGTAATATGCGGGCGGCTATATGCCGCCCTTTCCCTTTATTTCTAGGCTAGGAGGTAGAACATGGACAAGAAGGATATTCCGACTTTGCAATATCGCGGGCGCGAAATTACTCCGGCCCCGGTCAAGATGCGCGTGTGGCGCGAACTGCTGAAAGAGCAGGAAACGGGAGAAGATATGGCGGCGCGGATGGACTATTATCTCCGCATGATTGTGGACGTATTCGGGCGCGACGAAATCACGCTTGAGGTGTTGGACGATATTCTCCCGGTCGCTGACGTTATCCCGCTTTATTCTCAATGCGTGCGGTATGTTTTCGGGCTTTCGGTGGCGCGGCTTGACAAGCTCCCAAACGCAACAGCCCCGAACGAGGGGCAGAATTAACGCCTTATGAAAACTTGCTTGTCTTTTATGCACGGTTTCAGGAGCGTTATTCGTGGACGGTGCGCGATATAGACGAGGCGGAAATGGAACTATTACTTGATCAGCTCGCGGCGGTTGCTATCGTTGACACGCCGCCCGTAAAGACTTTGAGTATAGAGGACGTGACATAGTATGGCAAGCGGTAAGACGGTCGGCAGTTTGTACCTGTCTCTCGGCCTTGATATTTCGGAACTTGAACAAGGTTTTGCCCTTGCTGACCGTACCGTATCACAGGCCATTTCAAAATTTAACAGCGAAGCAAAGCAAGTCCGTCTGCAAGCAGATATTGACACGGCAAACGCAGAGACAAGCCTTGACAAGTTGCGCGTCCAGTTTGATTCGCTAGGCAAACAGATTGACATAGCGCGGCAAAAGGAACTGCTTTTACTGCGTGATTTAGAGGCGACTAAGAAGGCTTTCGGCTCCGATAGTGCCATGACTTCTAGGGCGCAAACGTCCCTTTTGCAACAGCAGAAACAAACGGCACTTTTGCTTGCACGTCAGCGCGAACTAAAAGCCGCGCTGGATTCTTCGTCCTCGGCGATGGCTCGCTTTGGCGATGCGGCGATGGCCGCCCGTGGCGGCGTCATGGGGCTGGCGAATTATATCTCAATGCTCGCCCCGGAGCTCGCGGCGGTGTCGGTAGCTCTTACCGCTGGCCTTGGCCTCGCGGCGCTGACGAAAGACGCGGCGGAGGCGGCGGCCAGCATCGGCGACCTCGGTGATCAGCTCGGTATCGGCACCGAAGCGGCGGCACAGCTCAAGGGCACGCTCGAAGCTGCGGGCGTCGAGACCGAGGGCTTCGTCGGATTCCTGACTAAGCTCGACAAGTCCATAAAGACCGCCGGCGAGAACGGGAACGAGGTCACGCGGACGCTTGCGCGTTTCGGCGTGTCTCTTACCGACGACACGGGAAAGCTCGTCGATTATAATGAGCAGCTTCGGAGGCTGGCCGATGCATACCAAAACGCGAAAGCGTCCGGCAATGTGGAGGATTTCTTCGCGGGCATCGGGGCCCGCGGCGCTGCCTATCGTGATCTGCTGAACAAATTCGAGGAATATTCCCGCCGCGGCGGTGATATGTATAGCGTCGGTCTGAAGGGCGTCGCCGATGAAGCGATGCAGGCCACGGACGCCATGAAGGAACTCGACGAGAAGCTCAAGACGCTGAAGCTGGCCTTCGCGGCTGCTTTCGTGCCGATCGTCAACGAGGTCCTGCCGCCGCTCATCGAGAGCCTCAAAAACATCAAGGACCTCATGGACGAAAACACGGGCGCGGTCTCCGCGTTCGCGCGTGCCGTCTATGAGATGGCAACATTTAATCCGGTCACGGCCGGGCTGAAAGGGCGAAATTACCTTTCGGAGATGTTCGGCGGCGACGACGACTCGGCGGACATCGACAAGGCTGCGAAAGCGGCAGCGGCACGCAGGGAAGCGGAAGGACGGGCCGCGGAACAGGCGCAGCGAGAAGCGAAAGCCGCCGCCGACGCAGAGCTCAAAGCGCAAAAAGAGAACGCCGAGGCGGTTGCGGCGATATGGCGCAAGGCCACGGGGAGTAAGTTAGAGAACGACCTCGCGGCAATCGACGCCAGGATGAAAAAAGAATTGGAGGCCGCGAACCTTACGGAGCAGGCAAAAGCGCGGATTCAGGAACGCTACGCTGCGGAGCGGCAGGTCGCCATCATGAAAGCCTCGCAAGAGGTAGAGCGCATGGATCGCGAGCTCTCCGACAACATCGCGAAGCAAACGCGCGGTGAGCTGGAGAACGCTTTGCGCGACATCGACAGGCAAGCGGAGGCCACGCGGAAAAAGTACCTCGACCTCTATGGATCAGTGAGCGCGAAGACCGACGAATTGATCCAGAAAAACGCGGACCTGCAGCGGCAGAACGCCGTCCAACAGCGGGCCGACAAGGCGCTCACGTCCGAAAAGAAGTATTGGGACATCTTCATGAAGGCCATGCAGGGCCAGATTACGGGCTTCAACGGCGGATTCAAGATGTTCGATATGACAGGCGACATGGACAAGCGCCTGAAAGCTGCGGAGGAAGCCATCCGCGCGGAGATGCTGAAAAGCAGAGGAATCAGGGACGCGAACGTCAAGACCTCAGATCTCCAAATGTTCGATGCACTCATGAAGCGGGTGCAGGGCGGCGGCCTTGCGAATGTCGTTGACGATGCTGGAATAATGGGCGAGAAGGTCGCGGCGGCGGTTTCCACTAGCTTGCAGGGCGTGACTGATTCGATGGCGCAAGGCATGAATGCGGGGCTTGCGCCCGCCCTTGACAAAATGTCAGCACAGGACGGGCAGTATCAAAGCGCGGCCCTTTCGCAGTATGAAAGCATACGGCAAGCCGTTGATAATCTCGCCGCAAGGATGGAGAAGAAGGACACGCTTGCGCCGACAATCACGGTGCAGATTGATAGTGCCGTCACGGAAGACAGCGCAAGCATGACGCGCCTAGCCGATAGCGTTGCAGACCGAATTAACGAGGTGCTTGTCCGTTATATTGGCGATTCGCACGGCGGGACTAATACATATTAAGGGGGCGTGAATATGGTTTCTTTTGCATACGGCGGAACGACAGTATATAGCCTTTCAAATCCGTCAAGCGAGACTATCACGCCTGACGATAGGCAACAGGAAATTGAAGTCATCGGCGGTGTCGTTGTGCAGGATTTCGGGCACGTTGCCGCCGGTGACAAAATATCGTGGACGTTGCAGTTTGATTCTACGTCATGGGCAAGCATTGTTACATGGTGGGACGCTAGATACATGGTGACGGTTACGGACGCGGCGGGAAATGTTCATACGGTGCGGATCGTCGTTAAAAGTTATAGTTATGTTCCGATGTTCGAGAAAAAAGCGGTTCAGGCGACGCTTGAATTGTGGTACGTCTAAGGAGGTTATAAAAAATGGCAAACGCATATATCAATCTGTATAAGGGCAGTCCGACTGCGGGCGGCACGGACGGGACGCTGGTTTCGCTTGATGGTGTCGGAACGTCTCCTATCAGCTTCACGCTTGACGCGACAATCGACGAAAGCGCAAAACAGGCGGTTGCTCTTCGGTGCGAAAGTGGATACACGACAAGCGGGGATACGACGGTTGAAGCCAGCGGCACGAACGCCAGCAAGTGGTCTTTTTGCGCGACGGAAAACGGGACATACACATCGACGCTGACTATCTCTAGCGCAATCGGTACGACAAACACCGTTTTCTATGTCAAAGCATCTTCCGTCAACACAGAAAGCCCCGGCACCGATACAAGCGTTACAGTTGATGTAACGGCAGTTATTGTCCCGGCATAAACGATAGGAGGCGCGGAAATGGCGCGATATACAAATTTGGGCGTTGTATCCGGGCTTTTCCCTAGCGGCTCTATTGATACAGACGCGGCGAAAACAACGACCGGGACGGCAGTTTATAACCTTAATTCCGAAACGAAAATATCCGTCGAGACTGTCGGCTTTTCGTCAAACGAAACGGAGATTTGGCTCCGATATGACGTATATAGTATAAACCGTTATACTCGCTTTGGCGTGTATTTTGAAAACAATCAATATGTTGGGTTTACTAATACGAAAATGTATTATTACGACGCGGGCGGAAGCCGCGTCACGACATACATAAACAATAGCGATTTCCCGACGGGCGAAATAGTAAAATTCTCGTTACACGTTTCCACGAATAGCGCAGAATTTTATATAAACGACACGCAAGTTTTGTCGTTTTCTGCAATTACGCAAGGCACGAAAATAACTCATTTTTTCACATATACAAGCACGGACAGGGTATCAAATATCATTGTAGCAAATTATAACTGCTTGAATGAAACCTTGATTCCCGTCCTTCATGCCGATACTGCCCGCATGTTGGCGGCGGCGGTTTCGTTGAACGCAGACACGGAGCGGTTCCTTTCTGCTGGTGTAGTTATCAACGGAGACACGCGGCGCATATTGCCTGTTGCGGTTCCCGTTTTGCACGGCGATACAGAACGCAAAACGACGGCGACGGTGAATCTTGCGGCGGATACAGAGCGCACGGTTGCCGTCAGCGTCCACCTTCACGGCGATACATCAAGGGCCGTGACAGGTTCCGTCACGATCCACGCCGACACCGAAAGGGCCTTGCCTTTTGCGGTTTCCTTTACGTCCGGCACGGGCGGCATTAACAACGTCACGATGACGCTGGCGGAAAAGACGCTTTCAGACACTTTCCGCCTTATGTCTGCTACGCCGTATAATCTGCAAGACGTGATACAAGGCGGCTTTTTCGATTTCGCGTATAAATTCCGCGTCGAAAGCACGTCACAGCGCGACTTAATGCAGACAGTCAACGGGACTTATGATGTCGATGAATTGTTATACAATCCCATCAAATATCACGTCAATCCGGCAGACAAGCACGCATATTATCCCAAGAGGACAAACACGCAAAGCGGCCAGCAAGTTTTGTATGGCATCACAGCGGGACAGGTTGCGGAGCTTTGTTGCGAAGGAATCAACAAGACGGCGGTTTGCTATTTCGACGATTTCTTCCCTTCATCGGCACAAGATGACGTGATAACTAATTATCAGTCCGTTCTTTCGGGCGTTTTTGGATGGACGGCGCAAGTCCCGCGAAAGCAGATTAACGTATTTATGCGCGGAAACAACGTCTATTTTCTCCAGCGCGAATACGAAATCGGCGTCATAGATTTGGACGCGTACACGCACAGCCGCCCGACGTATGACCGTTCGCTAGTGCGTACTATGTGGGCGCGGCGGGCGGATTTCTACGACAGCATGAACGGGAGCACGGGTATATGGGGCGATTGGTATATTGAATCTATTTCCGATCCTGACATTAACCACGGCGGCAACGGAACGACGCCGCCCGACGTGACGCTTGATTCCAGCGGGCTTGTGGAGCGCACCGTCGAACACGTTGACAACGAAGACGGCGAACTTATTATTACAACAGATTATGAGTACACAGACACGGGGCGGTCGAAATTCTTGACGCGGGAAATACAAACGACGCGGCAGAACGGTGAGATTATCGAACAGCGTACAATAGATCATTATCCGTTAGAAAACGGCCAGCGGTACAGCGTAGGCACGGACGCAGACGGCAATACTTCAAGCGGGCTTGGGACGTATCCCTATGCAGATTCTATGAACCGATACGCGGGCGAGATTTGGAAACTCACGCGCGGCGGCAGATGGGTGACGAATAACGGGGACACGATAGCGGATAGCAATTCGTTTCCAGTCAATGACCGAGCCACAATCGAGGCCATATATAGCGAGCTGAAATGGATGAACCGCCGAACGATGGAGCGCGTAACGGTGGATATTATCGGCACCGAGGCGCAAGGCATTTCCAGCGTCAACACCGTTTTTGACTTTTTCTATCGGTACGAGCTGGGCGGAAACGAGTATTTCCTAGTCAGTAACACGGTTTCCTACACGTCAAGGCAGTTTATTCAAACGCTCAATCTTGTGAGGTGGTATTGATGCGCGGGATGATAGGGCTGGCAGAGACAATCAGCGACGCACTTGAACGGGCGCGGAAAGGTATCCCGGCAGAACGCGGCATCATGGCGGGCGGATATGTCAGCATCGGGACGCGCACTTATCCCGCCCATCTAGCCGTTGACCTCGATATCCATGACGGCGATGCGGTATGGTGTCAGCTAGTGGACGATATGACGGGGGCCGTCATTGTTGGGAGTTGATAGTTGTGCATCGGGCTATATTAGCAAGCGGCGACGGTATCAATTTCCGCGACAGCGACGGGAACGCGCTGACGGCCATCGGAAACGTCACATACAAGGCGGGGGACGCAGTATGGACTGACGGGCGGTGCATATATGGATGGGTGAGGCCTAATCAGCCGAACGAACTTTCATTCCCTGCGGGCGGGTATGATTGCCCGTGGTTTGAGGTTGCGGGCGGGTATCCTACGGCGGCCTATGTGTTACCATTCACAAAGCCGCGCGACATGAAAAAGCTATGTGATTTGGGCGCATGGGTGCGGAATGCAGAAGGCGTTTTCGTTGCTGGTGAAAAAGCGTCGTTTGTGATATTTCAAGACGGGCATCGGAAAGCGGTGAACGTCGAGACGGGTGACGAGATCGCGCTTGCAATTCCCGCCCGTTCTTCGTCTCAAAGCGATTTAGTGATATATGACGCAGTTGTGGACGATGACGGGAATTTGCTTGTGCTTGAAGTTTATCCAGACACGTCAGGCGATTATCTCGGCTTCGCCGTACATCTGAACGACGAAATTATTGACACGGTGGACGGTATCGAAGGCGGCGAACACGCGGAAACGGTTTATACTTCGCCTATGGCGTTACACCTTTTTGATGATGGTTCGTTCGTCGGTACTTTGCGCGAAAATACGGCGGAAGATAACTGGCTATTAGTTGACGAATTAGGCGAGATTGAGAGGACTGAAATTTCCGTTGATACAGACGGCGACGTTGAAACACGGGCGGCATGGTATTTTGAAGTTATAACACAAAGCGATGATGTAACGGAGTGCGTCTATAAATTTTCCGCACCTCATCCGTCTTACGGGCCGCAAGATTGGTATGAAGTCCAGCCGTTCAAAGACTTCCAAGCAGTACATCAAAGCAGGACAGGGGCCTTTTCGGGCAGTTTGTATTATTTCAATTCAGAGGACGGCAAGTCTGAAATATACAAGCAAACGGATAATAGATACTATGAACAAGAATATCCATACGCCAAAATCGATGGCGAGTATTTTGACGATTATGACTACACGATAACTTCACCTACGGGGCCGGACAGAATTATGACGATTTCATTTCGGCAAGTGCGACGCAACGAAGGAGGCATAAGCCGATATTGTTTCAAACTAGAAGCGACGGTTATAGAAACAATAAGCCCTGATTGGTACGGTAGCATTATATTTCATGCCGAAACTTATATAAATTATGATTTTATGACAGCGGCGGACGAAAATCATGCTTATCCCGCATTTCCTCGCGGTTGGGCCGCAATTACAAGCGATCCGGCGGAAACGGGGACGCCGTATGATTTCGAACTTGATGATGCTTCAATATCTTGTGAAGCACCGTCGAATCCGAATCTTGACGGCTTGGGCGAACTCCAGCGCGGCGCACTTCTTCCCGTCGGCTTTACGGGCGGGGCATCGGTGCGCGGGTTGTCTTTCCAACAAGCTGAAATGCAAGTCCTCGACGCGGTGAAGGTGCCGGGCGGTTATCTGCTATTAACGACTGGCGGCTTGTACTTCTCACATGGCGGCACGGCGGAGCTTATCCGCGGCGGCTTTAGGGCACCGTTAAATACACGAATCCGCGAATCAGATGACATTGACGCGGTTCGTGATGGGTTAGCAAGGAACACTTTGGACTAAAGAAAGGGGCTAGAAACAATGGCGAATCAGTACACATTGACGGACGCGTTTTCCGCGATTTCGGAAACGCAGGGGACACTTTACAACGTGGGGGACAGTAATATTGAATTGGCATCGGCGGCGGATACTACACCGGGACAGGGTATTCTTTTCCCGTCAGGTGCTCGGCAGACTTTCCGCGGGACTTTGTACGCGCGAAGCATGGACGATGCGGCGACGCTGAATGTATCGGATTTTACTGAAGGGGCGGGAGGAGGTGATCAGCCTGTTCTCCGCTTTTGCGGCTCCGTAGCGACGTATGACGATTTGCCATCGGACGCGGAACAAGGGGACGTTTACAATGTCGAGACCGCGGATCCCGATCACGGCATTCTCGCCGGGGATAATGTAGCATGGGACGGTACGGCATGGGATAGGATGGCGGGTGTCTATACCGTCATGACTGGCGCGTCGGCATCGGCAGACGGGGCCGCTGGACTTGCGCCTCAACCTTTGCAGGGCGACGAGGGAAAATTCCTGCGGGGCGATGGTACATGGGCGACGGAAGCAGATATGACAGGCGCGGCGGCTGGTACGGCGGGGGCGCATGGTTTAGTCCCGGCTCCGGCGGCTGGTGATAATGTCAAGTTTTTACGCGGTGACGGTACTTGGACGCAAGAGGCCGTCATGGTTGGCGCGACAAACGCGGCAGACGGCGAGAAGGGGCTTGTGCCGAAGCCTATCACGGGCGAAGAAGGAAAATTTTTGCGCGGCGATGGCACGTTTGCACATGAGGCAACGATGACGGGGGCAACGTCCTCCGTTGCTGGTGCTGGCGGGTTGGTTCCCGCTCCGGCCGCCGGGGACGATACGAAATTCCTTTCGGGTGACGGGACATACAAACAGGAGGCAGTTTACACGGGCGCGACGGCTGGCGCGGCTGGTGTGAAAGGGCTGGTTCCGCCCGCGTCTCTCGGTGATTTGTTTTCTTTCCTGCGGTCTGACGGAACGTGGGCGAACGAGCCGACGATGGTCGGGGCGACAGCTTCCACGGCGGGGGTGGCTGGCCTTGTCCCGGCTCCGGCGGCTGGTGATAGTTTGAAATCACTTAGAGGCGACGGTTCTTTCGTGTCTGTCGGTTACAAACGCCGCACACGCAAGGCGTTTACGTTGGCGGATTTGGAAGCGGCGGTTGCTAGTGGGGACTATGCGGCGTATGACATCGCGCCGGGAGATTACTACGAGGGCGCGAGTGGTTATACATATATATTCGCAGGCGACAATCCAATGAAAGGAACGGTTGCCGATTATACGATTTTGGATAATCATGCAGGGTTAATTGTTGATACACACGAGACGGCAAAATGGAATAACACAAATTCAACTGCTGGTGGGTACGTTGCGTCAAATCTGCACTCATACCTTGTCAACACGGCGTTGCCAAAGGTTCAGGGTGATTTAGGTCCTTCACACCTGATTGCACACCGAAAAGTTTATACAAATTCAGTAGGAGCGACGTTGTATAATCGTTTTGGAGATAATACAGGTGCCGCAAATGACAGAGCAAGTTCCGCGTCGCAATACATAGCGGCTTTGTCGGAAGTGCAGGTTTACGGCAGTATTATTAGCAGTTCATCTCTGTATGACATGGGAGAAGCCGATCAACAACTCGAAGTGTTTAAATGGTATAAGCATACTGAAATATTCGGTAACGAGATTCCTTGGCTACAAAATATCGTATCCGCTACTTATGCGGCCCGCGTAGATACATTTGCAAGTATTTCCGGCGCAATTAACGAAAATCATGTTGTAGGTCTTATTTGCTTCCATTAAGGAGGGGACAAAATGAAAATCTTTGACACATCGGGCAACGAGTTAAAAGACCGCCCCGACTACACAAAAGGGCGACTTTTGCAGGACAAGAACGATCCTGAAAAATACGTCTATACAACATGGCAGGAAGTCCCCAAAGGGAAGGGAAACGGAGAGAAAGAGTTATGATACCCCGCGATAAACTGCTTCACGCTGGCGTCTCGTGCATCATCGAGCTTTTGCTCGGCCTTCTTCTCCCGACTTGGTTGCCGTGGACGCGGGCCGCGCTGAATGTCGTGCTTATCGGCGGCGGGAAAGAGGCTTATGATTCGCGGCACCCGGACGCGCACGACGCAGACTGGCGGGACTTGGTTGCGGATGTGGTGGGCGCGATAATAGGCGAGGTTATAATTTTCTTCTTGGGGGCGTGAATATGCACGACTTCATTTTACGGGTAACACCAACACGCTTTGAGGCCGAGGTGGGCGCGGTGTGCGGCTTCCTCGGCGCACTTTATGAGGCTATATGCGGATACAACGACGCAATTCCACTCTTACTTTTCGCCATGTGCATAGACTATATTACAGGCATCACGGCGGCTTATGTTTATAAACGTAGGCACCCAAAAAGCAAGAAGGGACTAGATTCTCGCGTCGGCATGGTAGGAATAGCAAAAAAAATACTTATCTTGACGCTTGTGGTATTTAGCCACATTATAGATCAGGCCGTATCTTTTGACGGCATCGAGGCGGTTGTGAGTTGGTTTTTCATTGGCAACGAGGGCTTATCCATCGTCGAGAATGCGGCGAAAGCGGGCGTGCCTATCCCGCGCCGATTGCTTGACGCGCTAGAACAATTAACAGATAAAAAAAATAAGGAGGCGGAATAATGACGAAGGTGTTTATTAATGCGGGCCACGATCCCGAAAGCCTTGCGGGTACATCTGACTATGACTGCGGGGCCGTTAATCGGCATCTCGGCTTGTATGAAAATCTTGTGGCGGCATCCGTCGGGGCTTTGGTAGAAAAGTATATGACGGCGGCAGGGTGCGAGGTAAACGTCCTGCAAGATGAAAGCCTTTCTGGTATCTGTGAAGCGGCTAACGAATGGGGCGCGGATTTATTCGTGAGCATCCATTGTAATGCCTTCAATGAGACTGCGAGGGGCACCGAGACGCACACTTATCCGGGCGACAAAGACGGGTATCGCCTTGCCGAGTGCATCAACAATCAGATTGTTTCGTCCTTGCCCGTTCTTGACAGAGGCGTCAAACAGTCAAAATTCACGGTATTGTCCGGCACGGAAATGCCCGCCGTGCTTGTCGAGATGGCTTTTATCGACGAAGACAGGGACGGGCTTTTGCTTCGTGACAATCAAGATGACTTTGCCCGCGCCATCGCGCGAGGCGTGACGGACTACCTGACGGGGGTGGGGAAATGATAGTAAAGGCCAATACTCCGCTTTCGGACAGCGAGAAGCGGAACGTGCAAAGGATAGCGACAGAGGCAAACTGCATCAACGAGGCCATGAGCCGCACCTTCGGGGACGGCTTTAGCCACTATGATGAGGCGACGGACACGGCATACTTCGGCCTTCATCCGCCCTATGAGTACACATACGAGATACCGCCGAAGGCGTAAAGGAGGCGGGATAATGTGGACAAAGGCAAGGATATATATTATGGCTCTATCGTTGCTGGCGTTTTGCTTATGCTGGCCTTGTGTTGGTTCGTGCTCGGCGGGTGCTGGGCCGACGTACACAATCACGGCGTCGGAGTTGGAGACGTTGGAGGCGCACTTGAACGCGTTGGAGATGAACAACAAAACACTATCGGCAATCTTGAGCGAATCGGGCGAGGAGTTGACGCAAGCATTGAACGCGCTGACGCAATCGCAGACGGAATTAACGAAGCTGAAAGCAGAGTTGAAAGCGTGCAAAGCCGAGGCGGAGAGTGCGCGGGCATCATTAGTGACAGCGAACGAAGAATTACAGAAAGCATCAGAATCCTTCAAAGCGTCCGAAGCCGCGCACAGGCGGCGGGAGAATCAGCTTGAGCGTCAGCGGCTTTTATGGCAGATAATCACGGTTATTGTCGGCGGCGTTGCGGTTGCGAAGTAAGAGGCGGGATATTTTTCCCGCCTCTTTTTTGTTGGTTAAAATCTTATGCGCTTTTCTTTATGGCTAACAAGATGCTAACAAAACATCGTTTGAATCCCTTTATTCATAGGGCTAATTGATAACTATGCACAATAATGCACAGGTTCTCAATCTCCTGCAATAGCGCGGTGTTATGCGGAATTGCGGCTTGTAATTATCAGAAAACTTGCCTAAAATTTTATTAAATGCTAACAAAAAACTAACAAAAATTAAAAGCTATATAAGGTTTATCGCTTCTATTAACTGGCCTTTTGTCTTATGCGTATAAACGCTTTCGTCAACGTCCCGTCCCGCGTGTCCCATAATGAGTTGTATAGTCCTTTTGGCGACACGGGCATTGTCAAGCAAGGTTTCGCAAGTGTGCCGCCCGTCATGCGGCAGGTGTGCTTTGATGCACGGGATCGCGGAACGGTCGAACAAGTGACGCATAGTGTTTTTGTTTCTAGGATATACGGGTGCAAGGTATTCCTCCCCACGTTCGTACCACTCGCGGACGATGGGGAGTATTTTTTCTGCAATCGGTATAGTGCGATTGCGGCCCGCCTCGGTTTTCATTCCGCCCGTCATGTATCTTTCATCAATATGGACGTTTCGGCTTTCCATGAAAACTAATTCCGAAGGGCGCAAGCCCGTATATATCATGACTAGCACGAGACGGGCGGTTGCGTCGTTTAGGTTGCGCCACAATTCCGCAATCTCTTCCTCTGTGAAGGGCTTGTGTTTGTGGCTTTTCGGCATCTTCGGCAATTCAATCGCGCCCGTTTGACTGACTTGACAAATGCCCGTCAACATGGCGTATTTATATATCATGTTGAAAATCTGCTTGATACGTTGTGCAATAACTGGCGACGGAGCATTGTCTATCATCTCTTGAATATGGACGGCACCTATATCCAAAAACCTTTTATTGTGGAATGATGCACAATGCTTGAATGCTGACGTATATATTACAGCAACGGGCTTTTCCCGTTTTTCACGGTACTGCCGCCACTTGTCAAACATTCCCGCCAACGTGATGGCGGCGGCGTCGAGATCATAGGGGCTTCGGTTGTACTCCGAAAGCGCGTCAAGGGCGTCTTTTTGTGTGGTATAATAGCCTAGCATCTTTCGCTTGTATCGTCCATCTATCAGGCCAACAGTAACAGCGACAGCCCACGGGCGGCGGCGGTTGCCTTTCAGTTTATAGACACTTCCGTATCCGTTCGGTAATCTCAACGTAAACACCTCCCTATGCCGAATTTTTATCTTGTGCTATACTATGGGAAATGCAGACATTCATCATTAAACCTCCTTTTCTTGCTTCGGCCGCCGCGGGCTTTTAATTCTTTTCACCGTCGGCGGCACTTCCCTTCCGGCCCCTGCCTCCCTTCCGGGCGGGGGCTGTTCTTAATTGGGGCGGCATGGTATAATTGCGTCAGAGGATGCACGGAAAGGCGGGGTGATGCGTATAGAGTATAGCCTTTTGCCGTATTCCTTAGTGGTAGTAGGGTTCCAACATCTCAATATAGTGGAGTATGCGCGGTTGTGTGTAGCGGCACAGCCGCGCTTTTTTATGCCTAAAAGCTGGAATAGTTGTATGGACAGTTGTCCAAAGTTGTCCAAAGTTGTCCAAAGTTGTCCATAGTTGTCGGGGCAGTTGTCGGAAGATAATTTGCAATAAACTTGCAATAAACTTGCAATTAGTTGCAAGTTGGTTGCAAGTTGTTGCATATCGCGCAACAGGTGCCGCGGAAGGCCGTCTCCGTCATGACGTGCCGTTTATTTCACGAAGGCGGGCGGATACCTATGCGCCTTTTGCGTTGCGGTTCTCGCCTTGCAGGGCTTCGGATATTGCCGCGTCGAAAGCGGTGTTGATATCCGCTTGCAAACGGCGAAGGATCGCGGCAAGCTGGACGTTATCCGTGTGTCTTTCCGTATCGGCGCGAAGGTGAACGGGCAATCCTAGCAGATAGTCGGCAGAAACTCCAAAGAACGAAGCGAGGCGGCGCATTGTTTCATTATCAGGTTCGGAACGGTTTACCTCCCACCTTGCGACGGCCTGTTGTGATACTCCCATAATTCGAGCAAGGTCCGATTGCGTGATATCCTTGTCTTTCCTAAGTTGTTTAATCTTTTCACCTAACATGACTACCGCCTCCCTTCTACCTATATAATACAACTACGTATAGTAAAAGAAAAGGAAAAAATAATTGTAAAAACTATTGACTATTGTTTTTCGATAGGGTATAATACACGTAATGATTGTACGAAAGGAGGGGAAAGCGTGAAACGTGAGCCTATACAGCGCAAAGAACTGATAAAGTACAGAGGCGACAGGACGCAAACCGAAATGGCAGAACGCTATAATGTTTCACAGCAGGCTTGGCAGAAGTGGGAAAGCGGCGAAATGACTCCTACGGTGGACAAGATGAAACGGCTGGAAGATGATAGCGGTATTGCGATGGAGGTTCTTTTTTTTGACGCTTTCAACAAGTAAAGCGAGTAATGAGACAATGAAACCGAGTATGAAAGGATGGTGAGCGCATGGGGCTTTCAAGGCTGGAAATGGAAACAATCATAATTTACAACAAAGAAGAGCCGCTTGCGACGGTTTACACGGCGGATAAGGCTACAATGGCGCGCCTTGACAAACTGACAACATACAAGCGCGTGAAGCAATACAAGCACGGCGGGCAGATCGTAGCGGCTGACTATGAATGCGACAAGCATCTTGTGACGCTTCGTAGTAAAAGGATGACAAGGGAACTGACAGACGAACAACGGGCGACACTTTCGGAGCGTGCCCGAAGCATCCACGCAAAACGCAAAGAATCAAATACGGCACCAAAAAACATATAATACAATGCATGTTTCTCAAGATGAAATTCCTTGCGAATGTTATCTATCGCGGCGCAAAAATTGACTGCCGTTTTTAAGTAAAAAACATGGCAGGCGCGGTTAGGCATGGCGGGGCTTGGCACGGCGAGGCGAGGCCAGGCGCGGCACGGCACGGCAGGCGAAGCAAGTTATGGCTTGGCTAGGCGTGGCTTGGTGCGGTGGGGCATGGCAAGGCAGGCGAGGCAAGTTCAGGTGGGGTAAGTCGGGGTATGGCGTGGCACGTCGTGGCACGGCAGGCACGGTAAAGGAGGTGAGGACATGGAGAAAAGCGCGGCGTTGGTTGAGAAAATCATGAAGCGCATCGCGCTTGTGGAAATCCACCACCAAACAGGCGAGTGGGTAAACGAAAAGGACTTTGTGTTTAAGAAATCAGAGGAAAAGAAAACTGCGTAAAACTAAGGAGGAAAAGAAACATGGCAACAAAGAAAGCAACAGAAGAAAAGCTGATTATCAGTATTCCGGGAATTGACAAAAAGCAACTTACCGTGAAGCTGGTCGGGGATTCCCCGCTTATCGTCCATCGTTGGAGCGAGAAAGCCAAGAAGGAAATGCTTGACAAGATGATGGGTGTAGCAAAGAAGGGCAAAGCCCCGAAGCGCCCTATCCAAGAGTTTGCCGACGCGTTTTATTGGTTGACTGAAAAGCCGGACTTTGACGGGCAGAGCGATGGCGAAATCATGAAGGCGGTTGCCGCTGGTCGGTTCGGGTTCCCCGCCGTGGCGTTCAAGGCGTCGGCTGTCAATGCGGCGTACCAGCAGAAATCCGTTGACAAAAAGACTACACTTCGCGGCGCGTTCCATATTGATTGTGAGCTTGTGGAAATCGAGGGGACGCCCGATATTGATGAATCGCCTGTCAAGGTGCAGATGACAACGGACATTCGGTATCGTCCGATTTTCAGGGAGTGGAGCGTGACGCTTCCGATCGTTTACAATCCGAACTCCATCACTCCCGAAATCATTGTCAACGCGCTTAATATTGCGGGCTTCTCAAACGGCGTCGGTGAGTGGCGCCCCGAAAAGAACGGCATTTATGGGAGGTTCCACGTCGCATAATCGTGGCAGGCATGGTTAGGTGAGGCATGGCAGGGCCGGGCACGGCACGGCGCGGCACGGCACGGCAGGCAAGGCGGGGCAAGGTCGTTTGGGGCATGGTGCGGCTGGTCGGGGCAGGCTAGGCTTGTTGAGGTATGGCGGTTCGGGGCTAGGCGGGGCTGTTCGGGGTATGGCGGCGCGAGGCTGGGCAGGCATGGCGGTGTGAGGCATGGCGGGGCTTGGCATGGTGAGGCTGGCATGGCATGGCAAGGAAGGTCGAGACAAGGCATGGCGAGTTTGGGACACAACAAAAAGGGAGGTTAGATGGTGGTTTACAGTTGGAAGTATAATCAGGCGGTTTCGGCGGAAATCGCGGGGAAGCGGTTTGAGGAGTTGCAGGCGAAGCACGGCGAGATTACGCCGAAGATCGTGCTTGACGATGCGCGGGGAGTAAAATCCCCGCTTCACCACTGCTTTGAGTGGGACGATGGCAAAGCCGCAGAACAGTACCGCTTGCAGCAGGCGGGGCTTATGATTCGCGCCCTTGTCGTTACCGTCGAAGATGCGGAGATTCCGAAGCCGACGCGGGCGTTTGTCAATGTCGCAGACGTTAGCGAAAAGCAGGGGCGGTTTATCGCAATCAGCACGGCGCTTTCCAAGGAAGAAACGAAGCGGGCGGTGTTGGCGCGGGCCATGTTGGAGCTGTCGCAGTTCCGCGCAAAGTATGAGGATTTGCAGGAGTTGGTAGATGTTTTTGCGGCGGTTGACAAGCTGACGCGCAAGCAGAAGAAAAAGGAGAAGGCGGCTTAATGCCGCCTTTCTCGGCAGGTCAGGTTAGGTATGGCAAGGTGGGTTGAGTCCCGGACGGCCCGGCAGGGTAAGGCAGGTTTGGAAGGAGGGAGGCGATAAAATGCTTGATGTTAAAAAACTATCGCCAGCGACGGCGGCGCGGTTGCTTGAATGTTCCGTGCCTTTTGTTTACTGGCGAATACAGCAGGGTGCGCCGTGGGGCGTATTCAAGCCGCCAGCGCGGAAGGGCGGGCGCGGACAATACTACATCAACGCGGCGCAGTTTGCAGAGGTTGAGCGCGTCCCGCTTGATGCGGTGCTGAAAGCCGAAAGCCAGCGACGGGCGGAGATCGGCGGGCGGAAACAGGCGGCTATTCAGAAGGCGGCACGAAAGAAGGCGAAAGCATGAACGACATCGAGCAAGAGGCACGGGACAACATCGAGGCGGCATTGGCGCGAATCTTTTTGACGCTTGTTTGCTTGGGCTTTGTGTCGGGTGTGGTTGTCGGGCTTGGCGCGGCGGCGTTAATTTGGGTATGGAAATAGGAGGTTGGAACAATGGTAGCAATAGAAACGCGGGAGCGTTGGGAGAAATTCAAGGTACAGCGGGCACGGCAACAGCGGAGGGACGCACATATCAAAATGATATTGTCTGACGCGCTAGGGCTGGCGGAGATTATCGGCGGCATGGTTGTGGCGTGGTTCCTTTTGATGGTGCTTTATGCGTAGGCGGTGCGAGTTGTGCGGCGCGGCGTATGAGCCGAAAACGACGCAACAAAAATACTGTTCGCCGGAATGCTCGCACAGGGCGAAGCGGTTAAATCAGCATGACGCGTACTTGCGGAATAAGGAAAAGCGCGAACAGGTGCCGCACGAAAAGGCGCGGCAGGAAACGAACACATCATCGACGATGAACACCTGCCTATACTGCAAAAGAAAATTTAAGTTAGGAAACAATAACATAACGACTTTTTGCAGTACAGAGTGCCGCGAAGCATACGCACAGCGCGAGAAGGCGGCACGCCAAAAGCGGGCTGACGCTTTGCAGGAAACGCGGGCGCGGCTGGACGCAAAAGAAAAAGAAGCACGGGCGCGGGGTTGCAGTTACGGCGAATTGCAGAGACTGAAGTATATCGAAGAGTGCAAGGCACGAAGGGAGGCGGAAAGATGCAAGACTTAGAGAATCGTATGGTTTTAGATTGGGAGTGGACCTGGCTCCACGATGACGAAGAGGAAGAAGAAAAGGAGGGATGGCCGTATGGAGAGAGAGTTGACGATTGAGGAGCTTGCGGAGATCGCGGTGCTGGAGAAAAGGCTCGAAAGCGTGCGGGCGAATGTCGAAGCGTTGCGGAAGTTGTTGGAAGGTATGGAGTATGAAGTGGAAGTGGTAACGTGTCAGCTTCAGCTTGCAAAAGACAGGCCCGTGCTTGAGATGGCGGAACAACAGAAAAGAACGACAGGGAGGCTTTTGTGATGCAGGGTTTTCTTTATGAGATTTCGGAACGCTACACGGCACTCGAACAAGCACTTGAGGCGCAAACAGACGAAGCCAGCGCGGAGCTGATTGCGGCGGCATTGGCCGCGATGGATGGCGAAATTGAGGCCGTATGTTATAACGGCATCGGTTTCATCAGGGGGCTGGAGGCTCGGCGCGACGGCCTGAAAGCCGAGAAGAAGCGCATTGAGGAAAGTATCCAGCGGGCGGAACGATACATCGAACGCATAAAAGCGGGATATGCGGCCTTCTTAGTCAGGACTGGCCGCAAGGCAGTTGACACGGACAGAGGCACGATATCCGTCCCCGCGCCATCGGTGCGGACTATCGTTGACAATGCCGCCTTGTTGCCATTGGAGTACAAGCGACAAAAGATAAGCGAAGAGCCGGACAAGGAAAGCATCAAACAGGCTATCCGAAGCGGGCACCCGGTGCCGGGAGCGCATTTAGAAGAGCATACAAGCATAAGAATTAAGTGAGGGACTATGAATAAAGAAGGGTATAAGGGCTTTCTAGAGTCAAAGATGGTGATAGCACCAAAGGCGGGAATAGTTGTATCAAAAGAAGAGCTTTCGCCCGTGCTAAAGCCGCACCAGCGCGACGCGGTATTATGGGCGGCGCAAGGCGGGCGGCGGGCATTGTTCGAGGCTTTTGGACTTGGAAAGACGATACAACAGCTAGAATGGTGCCGCCTGATTTTGAAACACAAAGGCGGGCGTGCGTTGATCGTATGTCCGCTAGGTGTAAAGCAGGAATTTCAGCGGGACGCGGTACGGCTTTTAGGCATGGACGCGCCCGAGTATGTGCGGAATATGGCAGAGGTCGAAGCCGCTAAAACGTCCATCGTGATAACAAACTATGAACGTGTCCGTGATGGAGACATCGATCCTAAATTATTCACGGCAACGTCTCTCGATGAGGCAAGCGTCCTTCGCAGTTTTGGGAGCCTAACTTATCAGACGTTTCTTATCAAATTTTGCGGCGTTCCTTTTAAGCTAGTGTCCACAGCTACACCGTCACCTAATAAGTACAAGGAACTGATTCATTATGCGGGCTATCTTGAAGTTATGGACACCGGGCAAGCGTTGACGCGGTTCTTTCAACGCGATAGCACGAAGGCAAACAATTTGACGCTTTATCCGCACAAGGAAAAAGAGTTTTGGTTGTGGCTTTCGACATGGGCGTTGTTTATACAAAAGCCGTCTGATTTAGGGTACGACGATACAGGATATGCACTTCCGCCTATGGAGGTACGTTACCACAAGTTAAGGTCAGCAGATGGACGGTCATGCGAAGAAAAGGACGGACAAGGAAAGCTATTCATGGACGCGGCGGCAGGACTGAAAGATGCGGCACGCGAAAAGCGGGAAAGCATCGAGCTTCGTGTCAAGGCGGCAAAGGAGATCGTGGACAGCTCTCCCGGCGAGCATTTCATCCTTTGGCATGACCTCGAAGCGGAACGGCACGCAATCAAAAAAGCCATGCCCGAAGCTAGAGAGATTTACGGTTCGCAGGATTTAGACAAGCGGGAAAAGAACACAATCGACTTTTCCGATGGCGCGTTTCGGCTCTTAGCAACAAAGAAGGAACTATCCGGGAGCGGGTGCAATTTCCAGCGGTTTTGTCATCGGTGCATATTCGTCGGTATAGATTATGAGTTTAATGATTTTATACAGGCAATTCACCGCATATATCGCTTTTTGCAGACTGAAAAGGTGATTGTAGATATCCTGTATATGGACACGGAAACGCAAGTCTTGACAGCTTTGCAAAAGAAATGGGAGCAATATAAGCACTTGACAGCGCAAATGGAGGAAATAATAAAGGAATATGGCTTGCGAGGCGTCAAGGCTGAAAAGGAAATGCGTCGGTCTATGGGGGTGAAAAGAGTGGAGGTTAAAGGTAGCGGCTGGCGGGCTGTAAATAATGACTGTATCGAAGAGACGCGGCGAATGGATACGGACAGTATAGACGAAATTATAACGTCTATTCCATTCTCGAATCATTATGAATACACGGCGAGTTATAACGACTTCGGACATAATGAAAACACGGCGCGATTCTTTGAGCAGATGGATTTTCTCTCGCCGGAACTCTTGCGGATATTGAAGCCGGGGCGCGTGTTTGCGTGCCATGTTAAAGATCGGGTGCTCTTTGGAAATGCAACGGGAACGGGAATGCCTACAATAGAGCCTTTCCACGCTATTTGTATAGAGCACTACATGAAACACGGCTTTCAGTATTTCGGCATGATAACGGTCGTGACGGATGTTGTGCGGGAAAACAATCAGACATACCGCCTCGGATGGAGCGAACAATGTAAAGACGGCTCCAAGATGGGCGTCGGGTGTCCTGAATATATCCTGCTTTTCCGAAAACTGCCAACGGATACAACAAGAGCCTATGCAGACGAACCTGTTACAAAGGACAAAAAAGACTATACGCGGGGGCGATGGCAGATAGACGCTCATGCTTTTTGGAGGTCTAGCGGCAATCGGCTCTTGACGAAAGATGAAGTGATGGCCATGCAAGTATCAGATTTGCAAGCCGTCTATCAAAAGTATTCGCGGGACAGCATTTACAGTTATGAGGAACACGTCGAAATGGCGGAGAAATTAGATGAGGGCGGAAGACTTCCGGCATCATTCATGGTAATCGCTCCCGGCTCATGGTGTGATGAGGTATGGGACGATATAAACCGAATGAGGACAATGAACACTTTACAAGTCCAGCGCGGAAAGCAAATGCACGTCTGCCCGCTTCAATTCGACATCGTTGACAGGCTGATAAATCGGTATAGCAACGAGGGCGACACAATTCTAGATCCTTTCGGCGGGCTAATGACGGTACCCGTCCGTGCGTTAAAAGCGGGGCGAAAGGGCATCGGCATCGAACTAAATGCGGATTATTTCCGCGACGGCGTTGGCTATCTCAAAGAGGAAGAAGCACGGAAAACCGAGCTTTCACTCTTTGATTTTGTAGCATAAATAATATAAAGGGAGGACAACAATATGAAAAAGTATCAAGTCACGATTTCGGGCGACATTGTGGAATACGAGGACGGCGTGAAGAAGGCCGTCGACGGCTTTACGGGCAACATCACGCTTGAGGCGGAAGACGCGGAAAAGGCGATAAGCGCGGTGCGGAATATTAGCCTGTATGAGCGCGACGAGGTGAAAGTGGAGCTTGTGGAGCTGGCGGAGGAGGAATAGAAGGATGATGTTTGAAATCTCGTCTGGCATCGAGGAAGGAGCGCAAAAAGTTGTGCTTTACGGCCCGGAAGGGATAGGGAAAAGCACCTTTGCGGCGCGTTTCCCTGATCCACTTTTTATTGATACCGAAGGATCGACGCGGCAGATGGACGTTCGGAGACTGCCGAGGCCCACAAGTTGGGAAATGCTTGTGCAGATGGTTTCCGAAGTACATGACAATCCGAACGTATGCAAGACGCTTGTTATTGATACTATTGACTGGGCGGAAAGATTTTGCGCGGAGCATATCTGCAAGAAGCACCAAAAAGACAGCATTGAAGCCTTCGGATATGGGAAAGGGTACGTTCTTATCAAGGAAGAGTTTGGGCGGCTATTGGACGCGCTTTCGGCAGTCATTGAGCGCGGCGTGAATGTGGTTTTGACGGCCCATTGTATCCTCCGAAAATTTGAGCGGCCCGATCAGTCAGGCGCGTATGACCGCTATGAGCTAAAGCTCGGCAATAAGACAGGCTCGCAGATATCCGCGCTTGTGAAAGAGTGGAGCGACATTCTGCTTTTTGCGAATTACAAAGAAATTGTGATTGAAAGCGGCGACACGAAGAAGAAAAAAGCCTATGGCGGAGAGCGTGTCATGTACACTCAACACCATCCCGCATGGGACGCGAAGAACCGATACGGCTTGAAGCCTGAACTTCCGTTTGATTTTGAAGCAATCGCCTTTATATTGCCGAATCCGCTTGACGATTTAGTGACGGAGCCGCCCGCGCACATCGAGCCGCCTGTCGAGGAAAAGCCCACGAAGCCGAAGGCAAAGACGAAGAAGAACGCGCCGAAAGACGCGGAACGAAGGGAGGCGGAAGAGTTTGACGGTATCCCGCCCGCGCTGGTCGGTTTGATGAAGGCCGACAATATCAAGCGGGAACAGATTGAAGCGGCAGTTTCGGAGCGAGGATATTTCCCGGCGGGAACGCACATATCAGATTATCCACAAGATTTTATCGACGGGTGCCTGATAGGTGCATGGGAACAGGTCAAGAAAATGATTGACGATATGTATGACAATGAGAATGTTCCATTTTAATTTAGGAGGTAAAAGACAATGGCAGATATCAATATGGGTGTAGCTTTAGATTGGGATAGCGTGATTGAGAAGGAAAGCGAGTTTGTGCTTTTGGACGATGGCGAGTACGATTTCACGGTCACGGATTTGGAGCGCGGACGGTTCGACGGTTCGGAGAGAATGGGGGCCTGCCCGGTTGCGAAGGTGACGCTCGAGATCAATTCCGCCGCGGGGAAAGCAAAGCTGACGGAACGGCTTTATCTTATCAGTAGTAACGAGTGGAAATTGTCGGCCTTCTTTGGGTGCATCGGTCAGAAGAAGCACGGCGAGAAATTACAAATGGACTGGAGTAAGGTTGTAGGCTCCACAGGCCGCGCGAAAATCGGTCATAGAGAGTACAAAGGGAAGACGTACAACGATATCAAGACATATATCTATAAGGAAGACACGGCCCCGGCGGCGGCTGGCGGTTTTAAGGCGGGCAAGTTTTGATTATGGCGGCGGGGGCGTCGTTTGATGCTCCCGCCTTTGGAGGTCGGTTCTATGTATAAGCGCGGCGACATTTCGGAAATGTTGTCATTCATCGATCCGGCGGGACTTGATTATAATGACTGGCTCGCCGTCGGCATGGCGATTAAGCACGAAGGCGGAAGTTTGCACGATTGGGACGAGTGGTCGAAGCGGGACGCGTCAAGATATCATGCTGGAGATTGCGCTAAAAAATGGGAATCTTTCCGCGAAGAGGCGGGCGGCATCGTGACGGGCGGCACTTTGTACCACTTAGCGAAAGACGCTGGCTGGTATCCGGGCGCGAACGGTGACAAGGGCGTTGCCCTTGATTGGGACTCCATCATATCAGACGAACGAGATCCCTTCGTTGTCGTTGATACAAACTGGATAGAGGGCCAGGAGATTTCGGAGCCGTCACAATGGGAGCCAGTTAAGGAAATCACAACGTATTTGCAGACGCTTTTCGATGGTTCGGAAAATGTCGGGTATGTTATGGAAAGCTGGTACAACGAGGACGCGAAAAAATATCTGCCGACGCGGGGCAGTTGTTCGCGGACGGCTGATGAACTTATAGGCGAGCTTGGGAAATGTGGCGGCGATATCGGAAAAGTTTTCGGGGACTATAACAAAGAGTGCGGCGCGTGGATCAGGTTTAATCCGCTGGACGGTCACGGCGTCAAAAATGCGAACGTCACCGATTTCCGCTATGCGCTGGTCGAATCAGATGATACAGACATAGCGCGGCAGAATGAAATTATCAGGAAGCTGGAGCTTCCCGTCGCCGTCATGGTTTACAGCGGCGGCAAGAGCCTTCACGCGATAGTCCGCATTGACGCGAAGGACTATGACGAATACCGTCAGCGCGTCGATTATCTGTATGCAGTTTGCGAAAAGAACGGCCTATCGGTTGATAGGCAAAATCGGAATCCTTCCCGCCTGTCTCGGATGCCGGGCGTAGAACGGAAAGGCAAAAAACAGTTTATTGTAGATAAGGAAATAGGGAAAGCATCTTGGGACGAGTGGCGGGAATGGATCGAGGCGGTAAACGACAATCTTCCCGATCCTGAAAACATGGCGGACGCTTGGGATGATTTGCCCGCGCTGGCTTCGCCTTTGATTGACGGCGTTTTGCGGCAAGGACACAAGATGCTATTAGCAGGGCCGTCTAAGGCGGGCAAGTCTTTTGCGCTTATCGAGATGGCAATAGCGATTGCCGAGGGTGGTTCGTGGTTCGGCTGGAAATGTTCACAGGGGCGCGTCATGTATGTAAATCTTGAGCTTGACCGGGCGTCCTGCCTTAATCGGTTCCATGATGTTTATGAGGCGTTAAGGTTACAGCCCCGGAACCTGAAAAATATTGACGTGTGGAATCTTCGAGGGAAGTCCGTCCCTATGGACAAGCTCGCGCCGAAACTGATACGGCGGGCGAAAGGGAAGGAATATATCGCCGTTATTATTGATCCCATTTATAAGATTATCACGGGAGATGAAAACAGCGCGGGCGAGATGGCGCATTTCTGCAATCAATTCGACAAGGTTTGCACAGAACTTGGGTGCGCGGTCATATACTGCCATCATCACAGCAAGGGCGAGCAAGCCAGCAAAAGAAGCATGGACAGGGCGTCAGGTTCCGGCGTCTTTGCCCGTGATCCCGACGCGCTTATTGACTTATTGGAAATCACGCTGAACGATGACGAGCTAGCGATAGAGCAGAATAAAGCGGCATTGGCGGCGGTTTCCGCTTGGCTGGATTTACGGTTCGATGGCTGGCGGGACGGCGTAACGGAAGAAGAACGCGGGACGGCATCGGCGTTGATGACGTGGGCGAATAGCAAACTGCCGCCGCCGGACTACAAAGAACTGCTTGAAACTGTATATGAGCCAGCAAAAGAACGGGTGCAGACTAGGACGGGCTGGATCGTTGACGGTACGCTTCGGGAATATCGCGGTTTTCTTCCGCGGACGGTGTGGTTTGATTATCCGATACACTACACGGATGACGGCGGAATGTTGGACGATATAGCAAAGAGGATACAGGCGAAAGCAACAAAGAAGACGGCAACGAAAGCAAAGCGCGGGGCCGAACAGAGAAAACTGGACAGAATGAAGGGCCTTGAGAGTGCCTTTAGCATTGTCGAAAGTACATACGGCGGCGTAACGGTTGAGCGGCTAGTCGAATATACGGGCAAGTGTGAGCGAACGGTCAGGAATTACATCGAAGAGCATGACGGATTCAAGGTCGAAAAGGACGGGCGAGTGATAAAAAATGTCTAGTGTTTCAATAAATAATAATATATCTGTATTTAGTTTAGCGAGTAAAAGGAAAAAAGAAAAATACGTGATTTTTTCTTCTTCTTCCTATTTCAAAAGAAAAATATTATACTTTCGAATGAAAGCAATAAATATTTTAAATGGTGGAAGAAAAAGAAAAAAATCCCTTATATATATATTTTTTTTTCTTCCGGAAAAAAGAGGTCACGGGAAAAAAAGATGGGGGGTGGGGGGCTAATAAATCGCCCCCACCACCTCCCCAGATCTTTTTCCTCCACGTGACAAGCAAATTTTCTTCCAAAGGGGGCCAGTAAATGACGAAAGAGGAATACGCAAGCTATTTGCAGACGGCGCGATGGGTGGAACTTCGGACAATGAGACTCAATAAAGACTGTTTTACCTGTCAGCGATGCGGGAGCCGTCGAGACTTACAGGTGCATCATATCAATTATGAGCGCGTCGGCGGGAGTGAAGATGTGGATCGCGATTTGATTACACTTTGCCGAAAGTGTCATGAGGAAGTGGAGGCAAACAAAAGACAGATGGTGCACGCTTTCCGCTTTGTCGAACGGTCGCGGCAGGAAGTCATAGCGCGGTGGGCTGTATTGGATTTCTGCTTGACTAGGCAACGAGAGGACTATTCATCGGGAGGCGGGAAGAACTATTGCAGACTTGATGTAATAAAGCCGGACTTGCGGTCATGGCTGGACAGTATCGACCGTAGTTTGACGATGTATCCGAAAATCTGTCAAGACTTCTTCGCCGCCCGACGCTATCAGATAATACTGAATCAAAGCATTATCGGAAAGACGGCGGCAGAAATCGAAAACGAAACGCAGTTTAGCCGTACTATGATTGATAAGGTATTATCAGATAAAACGGCGGCACTTCGGCAGATGCGTGAATGGGATTTAGATCACCGCTTGATATGGGTGGAGTACAAGCTAGAAACGAAAGGGGCGACACAATGAGCGATTATAGCGAGAGCCTATCGAGATTGCGACGGCTAAAGGCGCGGGCATTACAGGAGAAACGCGCGGCGGCGTTGCGGGCTTGGGACGGCAGGATGATGACGCGCGAAAAGGCGCGGGAGGTTGTGGCGTTTTGTAATAGGCGGCTGGCGGAGATGGCAAGGGAGGCGAGGGTGTATGTGTAAATGGTGCGAACAGCCGGAGGACGGCGGGCTGGACTTTGCGACGGATAGGGTGGACTTTGGCGCGTTGGGTGCGCTGGAAATCACGTCGGGGCTGTGGAATTATAAATTCCAAGACAAGGCTTTCCTGCTTTTCGACGTATGGCATCATTTCAACGATATGACGGGCGAAGATGTCGCAGATCAGAAAGTATATATTTCCTATTGCCCGTTTTGCGGGAAAAAGCTGGAGGAGGCGCGGAACAATGACGCGTGAAGATGTGGTGCAGGCTGCGTTGACGGTGGAAAGATGGTGCAAGGAAAACAAAAAAGGGGTTGTATGTGATTGCCCGTTTGCACAATATGATTCTTGTGCGCTTTTTGATGATGTACCTGCATCATGGGATTTAGAGGAATTTTTGAGGACGCGGGGGATGACGCATGACTAGGCTTATTTGCCCTCCGCTTCGGTGCGTATCTTTTGAAGGTACTCGGTGGAGAAACAAAATAAGGGCGTGCAATATGGTTTTCTTGTCCGTGTTTAGGAGGGTATGGCGGCATGATTGAATTTTTCGTTCCGGGGCGCCCGGTGCCTATGGCAAGGCCGAGAGTGACAAGGACGGGCCATGCTTACACGCCGAAAGCGTGCGCGGAGTACAAGGCGATAGTGGCGGCGGCGGCGCGTGAGGCTATGAAAGGGCGGGAAATGCTGACGGATGCGGTGCAGGTGCGCGTCGGGTTTTATTTCCCTGTCCCCAAGTCTTGGCGGGCGGTGAAGGCATTTGCGGCGCAGAATGGTATGTTTCCGCATACGGCGCGGCCTGACCTTGATAACTTGTATAAAGCGGTGACCGACGCTATGAACGGAATCGTATATAAAGACGATTCGCAGATTATATTTTGCACTGTCGGCAAGCGGTACAGAGACAAAGCGGGCGTTTCGGTGCGCGTTGAGAGTTGGGAGGGCTAAACAATGAACGATGACGGGATAGATCGCGACGAATTGACGGTGATGATATTTGCGTTAAGGTATGCGCTCCCGCGCCATACATACGCGCCGGAGATTGTTTGTCAATATATCGCAGGGCGGGTACAGGAAATGTCAGCAGGACAGCGGGCGCAAGTTGTGCGCGAACTAGAGGACGCGGATAGATATGGCGAATACGGAGACGAACTAGCGCGGGCGGCTGGCGAGAGGTTGCTTGCGGTGCTGAAGGAGGCGGCGAACGATGGCGAATGAGTATGTCCGGCCTTTGCCGTGCGTGCGGGACGAGGGCGGCGAGACAATAGGCAGGAAAAACAAGGAGCTTTTCGCAAAAATTTTTGAAGAATTATATGAACTGCAAGAAGCCGTCGTAAGATATGAGGAAAGCGACGATGATGAAGAATTGATTTATATAGCAGAAGAAGCGGCCGACGTAAAAACGGCAGTTACAACGCTTGAATATGCGTTATGTATTAACGAAGCGGCGCGGGACGAAGCGCAACGGCGGGTGAATGCGAAGAATAGAAGTAGGGGGCGGCTATGATGCTTTTTGTGTTGGTTATCGGCGTGGTGGTGGTCGGCTGGATGCTGGCGGATAAGGTGCTAGACGGGAGGCGGCTATGAACGACAAAGAGGCAAAACAGGCCGTGAAACTGATCGCGGAGTATTGCGATAGCCACAACGAGAACTGCAAGGACGCGGAAGGCAAGCTGTGCGTTTTCTGCTTGCAGGAGCGCGGGCAGTATGACAGGTGCAGACTGTACGGGAAGTTTCCGTGCAATTTTAGCGGATGACGGAGGGCGGCTATTATGAACTACGAACGGCGGGAGGATAGGCGGCGGGCGGCTCACTATCTGCTTTATTACAGGCAGGAGCGTGAAGCGTACCGAGACAGCCGGACACAATGGCTCACGCGGCCCGTGGATGAGAACGGCGGGCGGCGGGGCGGTATTTCGCGCCCGACTGAAAACATGGCCTTGCAGGGCGTAGAGTATGACATAAGGCACCCTGTCTATTATTGGTTGCGGGCTGTGGAGGCGGTTGTCGGTGCCCTTCCGCCGAAGCGCAAACAGTTTTTGGAACTGCGGCGGGAAAGTCTGCGGGCGCGGAACCGCAAGGAACGCGGGCGGCGGGCTTGGATAGCGTATATTCAGGCCCGGCTCCCGTACTATGTATCAGACGCGGCGGCAAAGCGGTGGTGGTCTGATATTGTCGAGGCGGTTGTGGATCGCCAGCTCCGCGAACGGCTAAAGATGGCGGAGCGAAAGATGATAGTCTGGTGGGGGCTGGCTCCCGTAGTGCAGGACGGCGGGGAGGCGGGAACGTGAAGCATACGAAAGAAGAGCTTTCGGCTTTGCAGTCTCTTCCGCTTTCCGAAAAAGTTTTGAGGACGCAGACGCGCATAATTGAGTGGTACATCAAACACAAGGGAAATGTTTATGTATCATTTAGCGGCGGGAAGGATAGCACGGTGCTTTTACATCTTGTCCGGCAGATTTATCCCGAGGTTCCTGCGGTATTTGTCGATACCGGGCTGGAGTTTCCCGAAGTAAAGACGCACGTCAAGACGTTTGACAATGTTGTTATATTGCGGCCAAAGATGACCTTTCCGCAAGTGCTTGAAAAATATGGTTGGTGCTATCCGGGGAAGGACGTTGCACGCGTTGTTTACTATGCGCGTCGAGGTTCGGCGTGGGCATTAAACAAACTAAATGGCGTGGACAATGACGGGAAAAAGTCAAAATTCAAGCAGCGATATAAAAAATGGCGGTTCCTTACAGACTCACCGTTTTTGATCAGCGATATGTGCTGTCATATCATGAAAAAAGCTCCGATGCATGAATACGTTAAAGAGACCGGGAGAGAGCCATACATCGGCACGATGGCGGCGGAAAGCAAAATGCGCGAAGATGCATGGATAAAAACGGGGTGCAATTCCTTTGACGGCAAGAATCCGCGCTCGGCTCCATTATCGTTTTGGACAGAACAGGATGTCTTGCAGTATATCGTAGATAATAACCTACCAATTCCGTATGTTTATGGCGACATAGTGCGAAAGGGAGAAAAGCTAATAACGACGGGAGAACCGCGCACGGGCTGTATGTTTTGCCCTGTCGGGTGCCATTTAGACAAGACAAATAGATGGATTCGTATGCGGTACACACATCCAAAGATATATGAGTATTGCATGGAAAGGCTCGGCTTGCGTGAGTTTTTGGAGTATATTGGCAAGCATCTTCACGTTGACTTCTTCTCCGAACAGCTATCTTTATTTGACGGCGAACAGGCATAAAGAAAAGGCCGTGACGGTTGCCTCGGCCTTTCGTGTTGTCTGTTGTCTAGCTTTCCAGTCTCATTCGCAAGTTGACGGCGGTGGTAATGTATCCGTTTAGGCTCTCGTCCATTAGCTTGGCGGCGGTGCGGATTTCGTCAAGGCGTCCTTTCGGGAAGCGCACGGACAGGGAGTCATAGGCTTTTTTGTTGTAGCGGTTCCGGGCGTCCAGCTCGGCGCGGCTGTAATTGCGTTTCGGCATTGTCAAGCCTCCATTCCTTTTTTTGCAAGCGCACGTTTCGCGGCTTCAATCAGGGAGGCGCGGGTTACGGTGTTGTATCCGATTCCGCCGCCGTTTTCGTCAAACAAAACAAGCTCGTTTTCCGTGTCGCCGTAGTTGCGCTCAAAATGTTTCCATGCGGGGCGGCTGTCAATCTTCATCGTCTGCAAGTCCAGCGTGATGCGCCATTCCGGGCATTTCGCCTTGACGTTGTTATTGATAAGGCTAACAAGGCCGCGTGCTATCGTGATTTTCTTTTCCATTGTCTATCACTCCTTTGCTTGTGTGGGCTTGGCGGGCTTTCGCCCGCCGTGCCTGTTACTCTACAATCCATTTCTTGTTTTCGGTGCTCCACTTTACTACAAGCGTACCGTTCGGGACCGTAAACGGTGGAAGGTGCTTCGGTTCTGCGTACCAACTCCCGCCTAGCGGTATCATTTCGAAGGTGTCGTGGATTCCTTCGAAAGAGTAAAACCTTTTCGCCCGCTTGAGTACGTCGTGAAAGTCTGCTCCGTGTGGCCTTTCCTTGTACCTGTTGCATTGTTTCCGTACTGCCATTTTTCTCGCCTCCCTTGTTTTTGTATAGGACTTTTGTTTCTCCATATCATGGCTACATTATATCAAGAACACATGATAAAGTCAAGCCTTTTTTTGAAATTTTTTATAAGCCGCTATCCCTTGCGACAGTAAGTAAAGCGGCGTTTTGGCTGGCTGTGGATAAACTTGTGCAAAAATATTTTTTTTATAGTACGTGCTATAAATAAGAAAATCCGTGCTATAATTGTTATGGCGGTGAAAGCCGCATGGCAAAACCTCCTAGCGCAACACTAAAGGGCATCGGCAACGGTGCTCTTTTTTGTTGTGCCGGGTGCGGAAGGTGAGAAGATGCTAAAGCGACTTTGTCCAGTTTGCGGGCGGAGTAAACTGCCCGGCGTGCCGTGTGAATGTCAGCGCGGGCGGCATCGGCTATATGACAAGATGCAGAGGGACGCGGCGCGGGCCAGCTTTTACCATTCGGGACAATGGGCGCAAACGCAGAAAGCGATAAAGGCTAGGGCTGGCGGGTGTGATGAGTATGTCAAAGCGACGGAAGGGCGGCTGGTCCCGGCTGATACTGTGCATCATATCGAACCGCTGGAAGATGCGCCAGCGGCGGCTCTCGCCCTGGACAATTTGATTTTAGTGTCCAGGCGAACGCACAAACGGATCCACGATCATTACGCTATGGGGCTGAACGAAAAGACAGCCATGCAGGGCAGACTTCGGGAAGCTCTTGCACGGGTGCGGCGTCCGTTTGAATTATGATAACGCGTTATCCCTTGCGAGAGTAGGGAATGGGATAGCCCATCGGTGAATTTTTCGTTTGTGCCTGATTTAC